CAGAACGCGGCGGCGCGGGGGGGACAAAAAAACACCACCCCCCCCCCCCCCCCGGGGGGGGGGGGGGGGGGGGGGGGGCGTTGCTGGCTTGGGAACCGGGCTGCGGCAAAACATACGGCGCAATCTGGGTCACACAGAAACTTGACGCCGACAGGCGAGTCATTATCGTGTGCCCGAAGCGCGTCATCCCCTCATGGCGGACTAGTATCAAGACCATCACTGGTCGGGAAGCGAGAGTGCTGTCACGCTCCAGTAAGTCTGGGCGCGCCAACATTGAAGACATGCTGGGTGGTGTGGACGGTTGGTGGGTTATTAATTTCGAGCTATTGGTTTCCCTGGGAAAGGCGGTAGAGGCGAAGAAATGGCCGAATGTTCCTTTCTCGAAGAAATCGTTCGATATGGTGGTCGTGGACGAGGTTCACCGTATCGCGAATCATCGTACCCAGTCTTTCCGGGCCGTAAAAGCATTGAAATCAAAGTGTCGTCTTGGCCTGTCGGGCACGCCTGCCGGCAATAAACCCGTCAACATTTACGGTGTTCTCAAATTCCTGAACCCGGACAGTGTTGATAGGAGTTTTTACAGGTTTGCGGATGAGTTTTTTGTCTCCCAGTTCAATCCTTTTGCGGCGTCCCGGTATGCCAGGATTTATGGTGGAGAGAGGGCACCGGGCGCTCTCCGTGATTCTGTGGGCGACAAATGGTCTGCGATGCGGGGGAGTGAAGTTTTCGGTGATCTCCCTCCCGTAAATGTTCAACGCGTCATCTGCGGGATGAAACGTGAACAGCAGAGGATGTATCGCGAATTTGTGGAACACCGTCTAGCAATTATGGATGGAGGGGCCAGTGTGGCCTCGTCCGCCGCCGTTCTAGACGGGAGGCTCAGGCAGATCACTCTTGGACCGCTGAGAATTATGGACGATGGTGTCGAGTTCGAGGAGCGAGGATCCTCGAAGATTGACGCCACTCTCGACATTCTGTCTGATCTGCCGTCGGATGAGAGGGTTATTTTGTGGTGCCACTCGCGTAAATTCATGGCGCCGTTGCGGAAACGGCTTGTCGATGTCGGTTATCAGAGCGTTGAGTTGTCTAGTGATTATCGTGATGAGTGGCGGCGTTTTTTGGAGCCCGGTGGGCCGAGTGTGCTTTGTGCCGTTATTGCGGCCGCTGCTGAAGGGATTGACGGTCTGCAGAATGTTTGTAACACTGAGGTTTGGTTGAGTGAGGATAATAGTGTGATTTTGAATTTGCAGGCGTCTGCTCGTTTGAATCGTAAGGGGCAGACAAGGAGGGTGAATCGTTTTCTTTTGCAGTGTGAGAATACTGTTGACGTGACGGCTGTGGAGCCGAGGTTGGCGGCGGGGTATGAGCGTTTGCGTGAGAGCGGCCTCATATGAGATGTGATAGACGCCACGCCCACGTGGGTTGCGTACACCATCACCGCGCGCTTACAGTAGATGCCATGAGGACAGAAATACAACGCGGTTCGAACATTCACCTAGTGCGACGTCGCATGACAGGCACTATCAGAAACATTCTCGTATCCGACGACAGTGAACTGGTCGGCAGGAATTTCCTGATCGTCGCCCCAGTGAACGACGGACACTCAGACATTAATGTCATCCACGTCACGGAGGATAACATTAACATTGTGCGCGGCATGGCTACCAATAATAGCCTTGACATTTATGAGCTCATTGCGACGGAGGAGTGAAAAACATATGCGCATCACACAAAGCACCACGATTGATGAAATCGCCGGCCGCACAATCATCCTGAAATGGCCGACGCAATTCGGCGTCAAAACAATGCAACTGCACGTACCCAACATTCGATCGGAGAACATCTGGCGGATCAAGTGCTACGCAGCCATTATTTCCGCGGCAATGGAGGAGCGGGCTGGCCTCACTGCAACCATCATCGAATAACACACACCATCATTCAACACTTAGGAAAGAGAGAGTAAAAACGCTAATGGGAGTCTACCTAGTATGGGAATCGTCACAGAAGAGCGACTACCGGGTCTACTCGAACCTTGAGCAGGCCGCAATGCGAGCAGAAGAAGTTGACGGCACGGTCTATGAAATCATGCCGGCCGGCGACGCAAGACTCTTCTTCATCGAAGACATTGCGAGCGGAGACATTGAAGTTCAGCGCAACGTCAGACTCGCCGCCATCGCCGCAATTCAGGAAGGAGAGAAATTTGAATTTGAGCCCGGCCGCCATGCTCGCGGTCAGTAATGTTTTCGCCCCCACCGAGCGCGACAAACAAACCGCTATTGGTGTAAGTGAAATCGGAGACGATTGCGAGCGGTGCATCGCAGACAAACTCCTCGGTATCTCGCACGATACGGGGGATACGGGCACGCCGTTGGCGCCGTTTCTCGGCACCGCGTTTCACGCTTTCGCGGAATCGCGCACAAAAAACGAGCCGAATGTCCTAGTGGAGCAGAGAGTAGAGGTATGCGATCTTGAAGACTATGGGCGTATTTCTGGGAGCGTGGATCGTTTCGATATTGCGGCGGCGACAGTCCTAGACTGGAAGCTGCTCTCACGGAAAAAGATTTCCACGTTCAGGAAGAGCATTAAATGGGACAATGGTCTACCACGATTCGTTGACACGACGGCAGGAAGCCAATTTCGTAAATACTACATTCAAATCATGCTCTACGGGTACGGTCTCACGCAGCTCGGACACGAGGTAGCCCACTGTTCTATTATTGCTCTCCCAAGGGACTGCAGCGTAGAGGTTATACCGGACAGTATCAATGAGTTCTCTTTCCCGTGGCGGCAGGACGTTGCGCTCGCGGCCATAGAGAGACTCCAAAACATTTGGAAGAGAGCAAGGTCACACGACAGTAGGGTTGACAGTTTCCAATCGTCCCCTCTATGTTGGTACTGCTCACATGAGCGCCACACAGAAGCATTCAAAAACTACAATATCAACGGTTAGGAGGTGAAACATATCATGACTTTCGAGGACACTCTCGCCCGTCTCGGAATGACGGTCGTGAACCCGGAACAGAATAATCACTTCAATATGCTCATTCACGGTGTGAGCGGCGTCGGCAAAACATCACTCGCAGCCACGGCGTCACAGGTGGACGACATGTCGCCCGTCCTGTACGTTGATTTCGAATCTGGCACACTCCCGGTACGGGATTGGGGGAACCCTGCAAACATTACTGTCGTGCATTGCGACAAGTGGGTTGATTGCGCCAATCTTTGCGACAATATTGCACGCAATCTTGCGGAATTCCCCTACAAGACGGTAGTGTTCGACACGTTGGACAAGTGTCAGGAACTCATCCTGTCCCACTATGAAGCCGTGTCGAATGACACGTGGACGAAATGGCGGGCAGTATATGACTCCTTGTTGAAGGCGATCAGCGTATTCTTGGACGCCACCGACATTTCGTTCATTGCTATCACGCATTCCGCGCGCGAGAGCAGTGAGGTCACTGGGGAGGTTTTCATTGCCCCGTCTTTCGAGGGGCAGAAGTCCGGGCAGCGCATCCCCGCCCTGTTCAATTTCGTGGGCTACATGGAATGGGCGAACGTGGACAATGGGGACGGGGAAGAAGTCACCGTTCCAGTACTGTACACTCGCAAACCGAACGTTGTGACAAAGCAACAGACACGCGGGTTCCCGCCAGCAATGGGGAATCCGAGCATGACCAAGATTCACAATTACATCACTAGCCACTAACCAAAACATAGGAAGAGAGAAAACAATTATGGCTAAGATCACTGTTACCGCTGACCGTGGCGTCTCCGCTGAGACTCTCGCTATCGCCGCCGACGCAGTCAGGGAAGCACTCCGCAGCAAGCCCGCCGATACTGAGAACTGACCCAACCGCAATTCTTTACCACCGACTTATAGGAGCACAATAATTATGGCAACTGGCTTCAATTTCGGAACCGACCTCTCATCCCTGGAAGTCGCTACCGGCGGCGGCAATTTCGAGCCGCCCAAGCCCGGAAAGCACTCCGCATTCATCACCAAGGCAGAAATGACCACCTCCAAGAATGGGCGACCGATGCTTGTCACCGATTGGATGATTGACGGCGACGACGAGGATGCCGGAAAGGCGCTCACTGACCGGACCGTTTTCACTATCAATAAGAATGGGAAGACTTTCATTCATTTCAATATTCCGAAGTATTTCAGCGCCGCTGGCCTCTGGCCTGTCGACGCCAGGGAGAGAGCCGATCTTCTGTCTCCTCAGAAGATTGATGCGACCGTGAAGCGTGTGTGCGAGAATTTGGAGGGAGCTCACGCAACATTGGTGACGCGAATGAGCAAGCCTAGGCCTCGCCTTGACGATTACGGTCGCCCTGCATATGAGCAGGACGAGAACGGTGTCACGATTCTCGGTGAGGATGGTGCCCCGAAGCCCGCTTTTTGGCCTCCTAGGGCTGAGATTTCTTCCATTGATTTCGAGGCCAAAAAGGATACTTCGAATGCATGGTCGGTAGTTTTCTGACACACGCGGTCGCATGATTTGAATAGCTCGGGGGGGGACACCGGTCACTCCTGCCCCACCTGCCTCTCCAGCGAAGGGGGACACACT